AATGATTTCCTTTTCGAGTTCGACTAAAGTCATAGGTTTTGTAGGGAGAGATCAAACTCTTCCATGTAACGCTCGTTTTCTTTAATGCACTTCATCACCTCACGCATTACAATGATTAATTTTTGCTGGTCGATTAAAGATTTACCGTTCAAAATATTATAGACATCGTATTTTTTTATACCAAAGTGAGATGTGCGATCTACAATGCGAGCCATATCACCCCTGCGAAGTTGCCCTTTTAACTCTGTGATTTTATTTTTTAATTCGTTATTCATAATATTATACAATTTTAACATTTTTTTTTGGTATTTCCAAATTTAGTTGTATATTCGCCTTAAATATAGTTATGGCTTTAAAAGAAAAAACAACCCCAGTAGTGTATCTTACCATCAGAGAAGGTAAAATCGCAAAGAAAGAAGGCGAGACTTATGTCTTGTTTGACTCAGTAGAAGGTTTCATCCGTGGAATCAGTACAAGAAAACACCTTTATGGTACAGATTTGTGCATTATGTTGGAAGACGACCAGATGTATCAGTTGCAAATTAGAATGAAAGGTGAAGAACCAAGCAAGCAAACCGCTTACTTTATTGCCTTTGCGCATTGTTGCCCGGCAATTGATCCTAACCAGAGAGTAGAGTTCATTCCAAATTTGAAAATCGTGGATGACAAAAAGAGATCCGCCTTATTTTTGAAACAGAATGGAGAGACTATGAAGTGGGCTTACAAAGTAGGTCAAGATGGAGTACCTGCTCCTGAGGAATTGAAGAATAAAAAGGGTGAGGTAATCTCTGTCGATTGGTCAGAAGTTGAAGCCTACCGTGTAGATAAGGTAAATGAGTTCAGTAAGAACTTAACACCAGCCGTACAAAGAGACATCATTCAAGACCACGGAGTAAATCCTTATTCTGAGTCAATGAATGATGGCGATGATTTGCCATTTTAATGTCTAGAGGCGTAAATAATATGGCACTTGCTAGTAAAATAGGAAAGTCCTTTGAACCTACTCATATGAAACACTATGGGCAGGAACAGAGGTCTATAATTCGGCAGTCTTCGTTAAAAAGTGCCGTAAATATAATCTCCACAATGAATCTAGAAGGTAAGAATCTAGACGAGGTTAAAGAGATGACGTTCCACCTTGCACAAGAGTTCGAGGAATGGGTCTTGAGATAATTCAAATCAACAAGGACAAGGCTTACGATGAGTGGTTACAATTCCGCTCTCGTGGCCTTGGGGCCTCAGAGATTGGTACTGTTATGGGTGTCAACTCTTGGAAATCTCCAGCAGAACTGTACTACCAGAAGATTGGGCTAATCCCTCAGAAGGTTGAGCCCAATATTCCTATGTTTATGGGAACTATTTTGGAAAAAACTGTTGCTGAGATATTTGAGTACTGGGATGGGGATGATGCCTCTATGCTCCGTAATTACGAGGCAGGAAATAAGGTCAGAACTTTATACGAACCAGTTGGTTACGTTGTGAACCCAAAGTATCCTCACCTATTTTTCTCGCCAGATCGTTTACAAATCAAATCAAAAAATTTAAGAATAAGAGATGGTAGAATTAACTTGGAAAATGTGGAAGCTATTATTGAGATTAAGACGATTAGTGGATGGAGTAGCAAGCAGTGGGAAGGTGGCATTCCACCGTCTTACTACCTGCAACTACAGACGTATCTTATGGGTCTTGCACTTGATACCGGCTATTTGGTTTCTCTTGAGGATGGTAGGAATTTAAAAGTCCACCGCTTCGAGAAGGATCCGGAGATGATGGAGATGATTGGTAATGTAACCAGTGACTTTTGGTCACGTGTTGAGGCAGGTCGTTTGGCTCTTGAGTTAGGCGAAGACTATGAGGCTTACGCCCCTCCTCCAGATGGTACAGAAGCCTATTCAGAATTTTTGAATCAGAAGTACGCCAATCCAGAGGAGAATAGTATTGTGGCTACCCCAGAGATTGATGAGTTCATCTTACGGTACAAAGTAAAGAATAGCGAAATATCTCTCCTGGAAGAAGAAAAGAGGGAGGCTGCTAATTTCATCAAGCACTATATGGGTAACAATGTAATCATACAATCTGATGAGGGCAAAGTAACATGGAGACCAAATGCAAAAGGAACAAGAATTTTTAGGGTGGGATGACAAAGGATACAGCATGGTACAAGGCCATGTGGAATTCACGACCACATCAGTGCCAGGAGTGTGGAGTTCAACTGTCCCACTTTCATCCGATGTATGTCTCGCATATCATTACCAAAGGAAGTTATCCGAGTCTGAGGAATCATCCCGAAAACTTTATGATCTATTGTTCGCAATGTCATCATTCATGGGAGTTTGGGAAAAGGACGGAGATGAAGACCTATGGGGAAGCGATGGAGATAATGGATAGATTAAAAAGAGAATACCATGAAAACAAACCATAGAAGTCCCAAAGTAGAAAAGAAACAGTACCTAAGGTACATGAAAACTTTTTTGTGGGCCAAGAGGAGAGATAAGGATGAGTTAATCCAAACCGTAATGGGCAGACACATGGATAACTACCCTGCTTCCGCAATTAGTCTTGAGCAAGCCGTAACAGATATGGACGCTGAGAGCGAGCTACGTCAAACGGGGCTTAGTATGACCGATATGTATGCTATAAAAGAAGTTATTAATTTAATTGAAAATAATGTCACCAAAACAACAAGCACAGCAAATAGAACAGGAAATCAAGAAGATGAAATTCCAAATGGACACCTTTCGATACAGGGAGATAGCGAAGTTTTCGATAAACTTGTTGAAGAAGGAATTATTGGAAGTGGAGAAGATAGCGAAAGTCAATATGACTGAGATGATCCGCTACTGGGATGAAGTATTAAATAAATTACCTTAACTTTGCATATTATGACACCTTCTTTATTTATCGGCACCTTGTTACAATCAAGAGATGCTATGCACCTTGCTCACTGGAAATCTGAGTCTTACGCTGAGCACAAAACATTAAACGAGTACTATGATGGTATTTTAGAACTCACCGATTCTTTTGTAGAGAAATACTTTGGAAGAGAGGGGCGTGTAGTTATCACCGTTCCAGAAACCAAGGTTGAGAAACCTATTGCACACCTAAAGGGTCTCAGAACGATTATGGAAACAGAAAGAGAAAAATACTCCTCTGATCTCCAGAACATCATAGATGAAATGATCGGTTTAGTAAATGAAACATTATACCTATTAACCTTAGTATGAGTTACACCGTAAGAGGGCCCCGAGTTATCTTAACTCCCCCCGAAATTAAAAAGAGCGTTATTGAAGTAGAAGAAAAACTTCAAAGACAGCTAATGGAAAAAGAAATGAAGAAGTGGTTTAACCTTGAAGTTCTCGCCATAGGTGATGAGGTTAAAGGTGTTGAGGTAGGAGATAAGGTTTATGTTAATCCCATCTTCCTTCAGAACGCAGAAAGAATCGAGATAGATGGAGTAGAACGCTTAATTGTTCGTGCTCCTGATATTGCTATTGTTTGGAAGTAAAATTATGTCCCCGGTTGCATACCGTAAGATCTGCTTCTGGGGCTTTTTAAGTTTGGGTCTCAGATATCCCAATGCTTATTATACCGTTCGTAGTAGAACTCAGGCATAGAGGAAGCATACTCTCCTACATAGTCACAATCAAATGTAGAGTTAACACTCTGTACTAGGGAGGTAGTAATGATATCATCGTTCTCATAACCCAGGTCAAGGAGTACTTCTTTAATCCAACGGTAATTATTTCCAGATAGGACTGCTGCTTCACATAAGATTATCTTATCGTATAGAACAGGAAAGCGTGCTGCAGCCTCTCTAAAGTTCACCTCATACATATGTTTATCTTCCTGAGGAAAGGGAACATCAACAGGGTACATATCTAGCATCTTACCACCAAGAGATAAGTGGTGCGCCATATGCATAGAGAAGGTACTAGAGTAGTCGGGAGATACATTTAATACTACTGTGGTCCAAGGATCAACTCATGGAATTCTGCGGATCAATGTCTGGATTAACTGGTGCTCTTTTAGGTGGTCGATGTACATAGCCACAAAAGTAATACAATGCGCCCATTTTTCATATGATGCGCCCGTTTTTCTCATATTTGCCACTTTTTATCATTTGCTGGCTTTTGTTTGCAGTTCATTTTTGGAAAAATTCATGCAACAGGGTGTTGCACAATTATAGTTTTTTTGAGTATTGTCTCACGAAACACCGAGCTGAGACCAAAAAAACTAGAGTTTACCCCCTAAATCAAAAGCAAAGTGCATTTATTGCACAAAGTAGTACTTTTCGCTACCTATTGCATAAATACCCTATCGGGAATATATGTACCCCAAAATTAAAATAGCCCCCCTTCTATTACCGTTCGGTATAATACCCCCAGGTAAAAAATACCCCCCTCTAGGATTAATGTTTCTGCGAGTAATGGAGGTAATACGTTACAATCGCTGGAGCGTGGCGATAAAAAAAACATCCCCCCCATCAATCCATAACTCATTCATTTACAAATAGTTACAGCACCTTCATCTGAATTGAAACAAAATACAAAACGAAATTGAACTAGGCTAACCACTTGACATACAGCAAGATACAAAGCATCAATGTCATATACATTTGTTCAATCGTATACAAAACAAAACAAATCGCCACGCCACGTGCACACAATAGACGTAACCTTTCACCCACCAAAAAAACATCCATCAAATCGCCATTCATTCACTGCGAAAATTCACACGATAAAAACGATATCAATTTCGCATAGTAGGAATCGTGGGCACACACGTCACGCACACATCACACACGCATACGTACACACGCATCGCACGTACACGCACACGAGGAATTTCCAAATGATCCAAAATCACCTTTTTTATGTCATAGAATTGTCACAGAATCATATTTATGTCATCGAATTGTCAGAAAACATCAAAAAACAGTCATTTTGTGTCATAGAATTGTCATAAAGTAAAAAAAGGCTTGACACGAAATATCAATCGGAATTAGGTTTGCCAAAGATTTCAGCGAAACAAAAACTAAAAACATAAACAATATGAAAAACTTCAAATTCACAATCGCACAGAACGGATTCACTCGTTCATTCATCGTTAACGTATCTATGGATACATTTGGTCAAGTACTTGGTACCTTGTCTTTCCGTCTGCATCAGCAGTTATGCCTAGCCAAAGGGAGTAAACTTGGGAAAGGTATCGACCTACGCAAAGCCTTTAGTGTGACCTTGCACAATGGTAATGACGTTCTTTTAACTTCTATGGATAGCGTTTGGTACGGGGATTCTACCAATACGGGGCTAACTGCCAAAGGTCAACAAAGGTTTGGTCGTAACCTAGCGAAAGCAATGTATGAGATTCTCCTCGAAAAAGGCTTTGATAATTCGCCTATCTTGGATATCAGTATGGCATCTTTCACTCTAGACGACCAAGCAATTGCTATCCGTTCCCTAATGGATGAGACATTCATCGATGTAATTGAGTGCATCTAATCCGCTTAAGGTAGGTCAAGTGACTACATAGGGGAGCATTACCCCTACTACCTACAAAATCGTTCTGATTCTTGTTTCTGAGCCCCAATGCACATAACTAAGGTTATGCTCAAATGTAGGTGACTACATTACATTGCAGAGACATCGTTCTTTGACATATCATCCATCGGAGTATTAACAAACCTATACAGATGGATGCCCACATCAATCCGCCATATGTAGGAATCCTCTGACAAGGTAGGGACATATGGGTGATGTGGTATATCGTGGTGGTAATGTAAAGGCATACAAGCAGTTCGAGTCTGTGCCATCACCAAACTATCATAACTATGAAACAAAAATCTAATTTCATTCTACCTTTCCTATTTGCATTGCTAGGTACATTCGTATTTATCTATGCAGTTTTCACTTGCCAATTCAATGTGGCTTTGCCATCTATGGTATTCGCTTCCTTTTGGCTTTTCATCTCTATCAAATCAAACGAAATATGACACAAGAAATATTAAACAAGGCACAACAATGGTTTATCTCTATGGGTTATGATGCCCAAATTGAATTTGAATCTATCTATCTTACTTTGGATGGCTTTAGTGTAGAAATTTCTGATGCTGAAGTTGAAGCAAGAGC